ACCCAATGACCTGTCGGTGGATGAGCGGGCGATTTGGCTCAAGCAGGCGCCGTTCGCGTTTGTGAACCGGACCTTGACACGGGCGACGGCGTTGGCGTTTGAGCGGTATTGCAAGGTGGTGGTGCTCGAGCGGAACGAAGCAAAAAGCTCAGGCGTTGGCGGGGCGAACCATCGCGGGTTGCTGAAGCAGATCAACGCCTTCGAGCTCCAGTTCCTGCTGGCGCCGAGCGGGAAGGCGATGCCGATCACGGACCAGAACCCAATGCAGGCGGCTGACCCGGACGATGCTTTCTTTGGGGGTGGACCGAGTGCCGCCAGCGGCTGAGACTCCGGTTCAGGCGTGGTGGGGGACCGGGGCGCCACCGCATGAGCGCTGGCCTGGTGTCACGATCCGGATCGACGATTGCGGTGGGCGCTACACGTTCGATCCCGTGTTGGCGGATCGGGTGTGTCAGTTCTTTCCGCGGTACTGCAGCCACAGCAAGGGCGAGTTCGCCGGCCAACGGTTCGATCCGCTGGACTATCAGGCCGAGCTCATCCTGCGGCCACTGTTTGGCTGGGTTCGGTCTGTTGGTGGACTTCGGCGGTTCCAGAAGGCCTTTGTCGAGATCCCGAAAAAGAACGGCAAGACCCAGCTCATCGCGGGACTCGCGCTGTACATGCTCTTGTGCGACAACGAACCAGGGGCCGAGGTGTACGTGGCAGCGGCTGACCGTGAGCAGGCGCGGATTCTGTTCTCCGCGGCGACCGCGATGGTGGAAGCCGATCCGCGATTGGCGAAGCGCTGTATTGTCTATCGGAATCGGATTGTGCGGGCCGATGATCCGAACGCCTTTTTCCAAGTGCTGTCGGCGGATGCGGCGGGGAAGCACGGGCCGAATATCCACTGCTTGATCATTGACGAGCTCCACGCGCAGCCGGATCGGGAACTGTTTGAAACCCTGACCCGCGGCGTGATCTCGCGGCGGCAACCGTTGATCCTCCTGATCACCACAGCTGGCGACGACGATGAATCCATCTGTGCTGAAGAATACGACTACGCCAAGCGCGTCCTGAGCGGCACCATCACGGACGAACGGCATCTGCCGGTGATCTTTGAAGCGGGCGTCAAAGAGGACTGGTCCGATCCGGCAGTCCTCGAGCGCGTCAATCCAGGGGTCGGCACCACGATCAAGTTGGAGACGCTGATCGCCAACGCGCAGGAAGCGCGGAACGAGCCGCGGAAGCTGAACGACTTCCTGCGCTATCACACGAACCGTTGGACGAATCAAGCCACGGCCTGGATCCCGATTGACTGGTGGGACGCCTGCAAAAGCGACGTCGAGATCAACGATGCCGAGCTCATCGCCCTGCCGTGCGGGGCCGGCTTGGACCTGTCGCAGAAGTGGGACTTGGCGGCGTTCGTGGTGGCGTTTCGCCGGTATCTGAAGCAGGCCGAAACGCTGGACGTCAAAGTCGAAGAGGCGGACGGGTCGGTCGTGACGAAGTCGATCGACTTGAACTACGAACTCTTCGTCCGGCCGTTCTTCTGGATCCCCGAGAACACGATGCGGCAGCACGAGCGGGAAGACGGCGTGCCGTACACCGTGTGGGAAGACTTAGGATTGCTCACGGCCACCGAGGGCGACATCATCGACTACAGCCGGATTTACCAGGACATCACGACCAAGATCCTGCCACGTTATCCCCTCTTGAAACAGGGGTCGATCGGGTATGACCCGGCCTTCGCCACGGACTTAGCCACGAAACTGCGGGACATTGCTGGTCTCCAGATCGTGGAGATTCTGCAGAACTACAAGATGCTTTCCGAGCCGTCCCAGATTGCCGAGGCCTTGATCAAAGGCAAACGAGTGCATCACGACGGGCACCGGATCCTGCGCAATCACTGGGAGAATATCGCCGTGAAGACGGACGACGCGGGGCGGATTCGTCCGGTGAAGCCCAAGCGGCGCTCCAAGCGCATCGATGGTGCGGTCGCGATGATCATGGCGGATAAGGCGCTGTCGCTGCACGAACCCGTGCCTGAGCCGAAGTTCCAGATGTTCTTTGCTGGGGCCACGCGATGAAGAAGCCGACCGACCTAATGACCCGCGCGCCTGGGCGTCCCAGAACTGTCTGCACGAAACTGGAAGCCGGATCGACTGTCTCCGTCTATTTACCTGCCCAATATCACGATCGCCTCGTGAAACTCGCGGCCTTACGGGAGGACCAGTCGGTGTCTGCCGTCGTGCGACAGCTCTTGATCCTGCGCCTGCCGTAGGAGTTTTCTACAGATAAATAGGCGAGATCGCGCCTGACTTCTAGGCTTGACGGTGCAGGCCCATGCACCAGTATCAGGATCAAGCCTATTCGATTCTTTCCATCAAATCCGTTGACGAGGAGCGCCGGACATTCTCCGGGACGGCGACGAGTCCGAAACTGGATTCCGATGGCGACATTGTCGAACCGCTTGGGGTCCAGTACACGAATCCCACGCCACTGTTGCTGTTTCACGATCGCGAACGTCCGGTCGGGTCGGTCAATTTCCATCCGCCGACGGCAGACGGCGTCAATTTCACCGCGTCCATCCCGAAGATTGCCGAACCGGGCACGCTCCAGAATCGCGTGGACGAGGCGTGGCAATCCGTCAAACACCGCCTGATTGGCGGGGTCTCGGTGAAGATTGCGGCGAAGCGCGACTGGGTCAAACAACTGCAAGGCGGCGGGATCCACTGGCTCAAAAGCCAGATCCGAGAATTGTCGCTCGTCACGTTCCCAGCGAATTCAGACGCCACCATTCACACCATCAAATCTCTCGACATCGGCCTCGCCGCGTCAGGCACAGGGTCGGATGTCGACTCTCACACAACGTCCGGCGTTTCGGACACCACGCGCGTCGTGAAAACGATGCGGCAGGACCGAAACATGAAGAAACCCATCAGCGATCAGATCCGAGACTTCGAGAACACCCGTGCGGCCAAAGTCGCGCGCATGGACGAGATGCTGGAGAAATCAGGCGAATCCGGAGCCAGCTTCGACGCGGCTGAGAAGGAAGAGTACGACGGCTTGGACGCCGACGTGAAGATGACCGATGAGCATCTGACGCGGCTTCGCACGGCGGAAGAGCGGCAGAAAGCGGCAGCGATGCCTGTGCGTGGTGACACCGTCGAGAAGGCGGCGGCTGCTCGAGCGGGTGTGATCACCGTGAACCCTGTCGTCCCAAAGGGCACGGCATTCACACGTTATGCGATGGCGCTCTCAGCGGCTCGCGGGTCGCGGTTGGAAGCCATTGAGTACGCGAAGCGATGGGAAGGGTCCACGCCGGAAGTCATCACCGTGCTCAAGGCCGCGATGACGGCTGGCACGACCACGGATTCCGATTGGGCCGCACCACTCGTCGTGTACCAGAACATGGCCTCGGAGTTCATTGAACTCCTCCGTCCCGAAACCATCCTTGGCAAGATTCCTGGTCTGCGAAAGGTGCCGTTCAACGTCACCATGCCGACCCAGACGCAGGGCGCGACGATGGGCTGGGTCGGTCAAACCCTCGCAAAGCCGGTCAGCGAACTGAAGTTCGGGCAGAACTCACTCGGCATGGCGAAGGCGGCTGGCATCATCGTGATTTCCGAAGAACTGGCGCGCTCCAGTCAGCCGTCCGCGGAAGCCATCATCCGCAGCGACATGATCGCTGCGATGGCGGAATTCCTTGATGTGCAGTTCGTGGATCCATCCGTAGCGGCCGTGGCGAATGTCAGCCCGGCGTCGATCACGCACGGGGTCACGCCTGTGGCCGCAACAGGAAACACCTACGCGGCATTCGTGGCGGATTACAAGACGCTCGTCAGCGCATTCCGAGCGGCGAATCTGTCCACCTCTGGCGCCGTGTGGATCATGACCGAAACGCAGGCCGAGGCACTGGCGCTGATGCAGAACGCTTTGGGCCAGCCGTCGTTCCCCACGATCACGGCCACCGGCGGCACGCTGCTGGGTCGCCCAGTGATCACGTCGGAAGCGGTTCCGCTGGACGGCGGGTCGCCTAATGGTGGCCGGATCATTCTGGTCAAGCCGAGCGAGATTCTGTTCGCTGACGATGGCGGGGTCACGATCGATGTAAGCCGTGAAGCCTCGGTCCAGATGAACAGCACGCCGGACAATCCGGAGACGGCCTCGACGGTCTTCGTGAACCTCTGGCAGAACAACCTCGTCGGGTTGCGCGCCGAGCGGTTCATCAATTGGGTCAAGCGTCGGGCTGAAGCGGTCGGTTACATCAACGACGCGAACTACGGCTCGGCGTAATTAACGGGACTGGGGCCGGCCAGATGTGTCGGTCCTAGTCGTTTCGGTTCGGAGTCTCATGCGCCTCATTGCGCTTGCCGATCTTCCCGATCACACCAAGGCCGGCGAGGCCTTCGACGCGAACCCGGTCCTGGGTGGGATCTTGATCCGTTCCGGGGCCGCCCGCGAAGCCGAAGACGCCCAGCCCGAGAAACCCAAGCGCATCTATCGCCGACGCGATCTCGTCGCCGAGGACTAAGTCGACGTGCAGTTTCTCGGTTTGTCCCTCACACGCACGAAAGCGGTGGTGCCAGACAGTCTCTCCCCCGTGTTCAGTCGGGGCGGGGGCTGGTGGCCCATGATCCGCGAGTCATTTCTTGGCGCGTGGCAGCGGAATATCGAAGTCGACCGGCATTCCGTCCTGTCGTATTGCACCGTCTGGGCCTGCATCACGCTCATTGCTGGGGACATCGCGAAGCTGTGGATCAGGCTCCTAGAGAAGGATTCGGACGGGATCAGCACGGAAACGGAGAGCGCGGCGTTTTCGCCGGTCCTGAGAAAGCCTAATCACTTCTCAACGCGGGTGAAGTTTTTCGAATACTGGATCATTTCCAAACTGGTCCACGGCAATACCTACGTCTTGAAAGAGCGCGACAACCGGAACGTCGTCACGGCGTTGTACGTCCTCGATCCGTCCCGCGTGACCGTTCTCGTCTCGCCAGATGGGTCGGTGTTCTATCAGGTGTGTGTGGACTATCTCTCTGGGGTCACCGAAGACATCACGATTCCGGCGAGCGAAATCATTCACGACATCATGGTGCCGCTGTTCCATCCGCTGGTCGGTGTCTCTCCGATCTTTGCGTGTGGGCTCGCGGCGATGCAGGGACTCAAAATTCAACAGAGTTCCACCAAGCTGTTCGCCAACGGCTCACAGGTGAGTGGCGTGCTCACAGCGCCTCACGCAATCAGCAATGAGACCGCCGAGCGCCTGCAGAAGCATTGGGAAGCCAACTTTTCCGGCGAACACAATATCGGGAAGGTGGCCGTGCTCGGGGATGGGCTGGAATTCAAGCCCATGACGATCACGGCCGTGGACGCGCAGTTGATCGACCAACTGAAGATGGCCGATCAGCAGATTTGCGCCACGTTTCATGTGCCCGGCTACATGGTCGGAATCGGGCCACCGCCGCCATACACGGACATCCAGTCGATCAACCTTCAGTACTACACCCAGGCGCTCCAGAACCCGATCGAGAACCTGGAAATCCTGCTCGTGGAAGGGCTTGAGCTGCCGAGGCCGTTCGGCGTGGAGTTCGATCTTGCCGCGCTCGCGCGGATGGACACACGGACGCAAGTCGACAATGCCACCAAGGGGATCTTGGGCGGCCTGTTCAAGCCGAATGAGAAACGCGCCGATTTCGATTTGAAGCCCGTCAGGGGCGGCGACACGGTGTACCTGCAACAGCAGCAGTTCAGTCTTGAAGCCCTGAGTAAACGCGATGAGGCAGGGCCGGCGCCATTGGTCCCTGGTCCTGGGTCGGCGGCTCCGGCGAGTGACACGCCCACTGGTGAAGCCGCCGAGGATAAATCACTCGAGGCCGCCCGTGTCTTGGAATTTCTCGTCAAAGCCAAGGCGATGGGATTGCCGGTCTTGGAGAAGGCTGCCTGATGGAGAAGTTGATCGATACCGTCCTGTCGACGATCAAGGCCGTGTCGGATGGCCTCTCGGCCCGCATTGAGGCGCTTGAGCGGAGGGAAGTCATCCACGGCAAGGACGGGGCGACCGGGCCAGCTGGCGAACACGGTCGTGACGGGAAGGACGGATCGATCGGCGCACCGGGCCCGCAAGGCCCAGTTGGCGATCGCGGCGAGAAGGGCGATCCAGGCCAGGCCGGTCTCGACGCGGTTGGTGAACGTGGTCCAGAAGGGCCAGCCGGTGCACAAGGTGAGCCTGGGCCGCAAGGCCCGATCGGCGACAAAGGCGAGGCCGGGGCGGTT